TAGGATTCCACGTGCAACAATTACTGACAACTATATTTCTGTCCCAGATCAGTACATCCCTGAGGAGCCACCTACGGTGAGAACTCGGAGGAAGAATGCCTAAGTCTCCCGCATGGACACGGAAGGTTGGGCAAAATCCTAAGGGCGGGCTAAACGAGCGAGGTCGTGCCTCTCTTCGTGCCGCTGGTCATAACATCAAGAAAGGCGTAACTGGCGCTGCCAACACCCCAGAAAAGATGCGTCGCAAGGGGTCGTTCCTTTCTCGCATGTTTGGACCTGGGGCACCTGGAGCAATGGTTGCGCCAAACGGAAAGCCGACGCGACGAGCGCTAAGCGCAGCCGCTTGGGGAGAGCCAGTGCCGACAAGCGACGCGGCTAGGGCACGGCTATATAGGAAGGGACAGGCACTACTTGCCAAGTATAAAAACACCAAGTCAAAACCTACTAAGCGATCTTCATAGGGGTCGTACTGACCCTGCGTTCTTCGCAGAGCGTTTTCTTGGGGTGCAGATGAATGCTGGACAAAAGGTCTGGGCTGCTGGCTGCTCCGAGCGCGGAGAAAATGGATGGTCCCCTAAGTACCTGACGACAGTTGTGTCTGCTGGTAACCGTGCTGGCAAGACGCTTGCAATGGCGCTTGTCATTTTCCATTCTGCGTTTTACAAACTAGGGGTTCGTCCTCCGAAGCCCAATGACCCTGAAGACGCTCTCCGTTGGATCAACGCCCCCTACGACTGGTATCATGTCGGTATCCAACAGGAAACTGCTGAACTCGTATTTAGGGAAATTTCCCTGATTACTCAGGGCATCCACCCTGCTCAACAGCGTAGAGGCTGTCCGCTGTTTGCCGACATCGGTCCAGTCGCGAACCTTGACAAGAAGTATCGCGGGGAGTACCTTTGGGTGCAATTCCACAAGGCTGTCGGAGGAGCCAACATCCATTTTAGAACGACGCAAGACAAGGCGAAGGCTCTCCTCGGAAAGGACATGCACGGGATCTCCTTTGACGAGGCTGCGTTTGACCCCTATCTTATGACCATCTACCAAGAGGTGCTCAACCTCCGCCGTCTCTCCACTGGCGGGCAATTGCACTTCATCTCCACCCCGACGGAAGGGATCAACGATTACGCCGATCTCTGGGAATTGGGGAATCCCGATAACCCAAACAAAGATCCCCAGTTCCTCTCGTTCAGGATGTCTACCCGTGACAATATTGGCTTCGGCTTGTCCCAAGAGAACTTTGACAATATCATCCGACAGCAGGTAGAACATCTTGTCCCCCAGAATATTGACGGATTTTTCATTGAAGCCCGTAATGCGTACTTTTCCTCTGAAATGGTGGACCAAGCCTTTGATCCAGTCGTTGAACAAGAGTCACCTCCAATCAAGAAACACCGCTATGTCCAGGGCTGCGATCCTGGGATTTCCTCCGATGCTACGTGGTCTGTTACCCTAGACTATACCGACAAACACAACATGTTGGGGGTACGGGCTAGGCGTAGGAGTGGTCGTCAGACTATAATGAACGTTGTGAATATGCTGCGAGAAACCCATCTGTTGTATAATCAGGGCAGTGCCTGTACTACGATCCTAGATAGCACTGGGTTTGGGGGTAAGATGTTTGCCCAAGAACTTAGTATTATTAAGCCTCTAAGACAGGTGGACTTTTCTGGTACTAAGGCTAAGAAACTTGAGATCCTATCTGATCTTAAGGCTGTTATAGATAAAGGAATGATTAAGTTTCCTAGATCTGGGATCTGGTTGGAACTGAGGAGACAGTTGCTAGGATATAAACTTGATGATCGCAAGTTGGAAACGGATGCTGTAATGGCACTTGCCGTAGCCGTGCGATATGCAACGCGGTCGGCAAGCGAGGCTGTTGAAGATCCGCAGTTTAATTACTTTGGGGTGGTGTGATGGCAAAGGCTAAGGGCGTACCAAGTCTAGTAGAAAATGGACGATCAGTTGCTGGTCAGGTAACCACTGACCCAAATGTTTTTGATACGGTACGAAGAGGCGCTGCTGGTACAAACGTAATCTCTAATGCAACAAAGAAGTACTTTGAAAGCAAACTGCCTCCTGCATACAAAGCAAGTTCCGAAGCACTCAAGAAGCGCGCTGCTCTTTCTGGGGACAACGACATGTATCGCGTGGCAGCAAAGTTTACAGAGATCCTTGAGCGCAAGTCTTCTAGCCAGTCAGAGGCTGACCGACGACGCGGGATGTTCCGACGATTTGATAACTTGTTCCATGCAAACACAATGACTGTTGGTGGTGCGGATCACTGGGCTGACGATCCCAGCGCTCGGCTCGGTGGTCGCGCTCACGTCTCCGTCAACGCTCACGCTTCGTACGTTACAATCCCAGCATCGCTGCAGGCAGTGCGTCCAGTCATTAACTACGTGCCTACTGGAATTGACAAAGAAGACCGAACAATTGCGGCAAGCCGAGAAAAGTTGTTTTTCCGATGGTGGGAAGAGGCAGAGTTGGATCTTGTCATGGAAGACGCTGCGTTGTTTAAGAGTCTTTACGGAGACACCGCTGCAAAGATCTATTGGGATCCAGTCCGCAAGTTGCCAAAGGTTCACGTCATCTCATCGCCAGAAAACCTTTACCTTGGCTACGGCGTAAGCGACTACACGCGACTAGACTGGGCGCTTTATACATACGGGATCTCGCCACTTGCTGCCGCAGAGGAGTTCGGTGTTGATGTAATCCCAGCGAAGGAAGGCGATATCTTCTATCCATATGTTACCAAGGGGACGCATGACGATCCTCTTGGAACTTTGTACCGAGACTCGTTTGAGCGTAACTTCATGCGACGGCAGACTGACTACGAGCGACTTCAGGTTGAAGTCTATGACTATTGGTACAAGGAGCCACAGGGGAAGGGCAAGGCTCCGCTTGTTAAGAACTGCGTTTACGTCGGCACACAACTTATTAGCGAAACCGAACACCCAGAATACGACGGGGAGATCCCGTACGTAATCCTGACCAACAGCCGAATTCCTGGCAGCCCATACGGGAAGCCAGAACTTTACGATGTTGAGCAACTCCTCCGCGAGAAGGACGAGCGCATCACGAATCAGGCGCAGTTTATTCATCAGGTCGTTGGTGGTCAGATGTTCCAGTTGATTGGACAGGATGCCCCAGAGGAAGTCCCTGCCAACGCTATTCCAAAGCCAGGTCGTATTGCAAGCCCAGGTGCTGGCAATCGCATTGAGCCAATTCAGCCGTTTATCCCACAGATGCAGATTGAAGACTATAACCGCCGACTTGATCGCGAGTTGACTGTTATCTCTGGTCTCAACGACCTACTCCTTGGCGTTGCCCCGTCGGGCGTTCTTGGATCTAGCCGAGCAATTGCCTCACTTATTGCAAACTACGAGCAGCGCATTGCGCCAAAGCGCAAGTTGTTCTACCAGTGGCTTAAGAATGTTTGGCGACTTTCATGCAAGGTATGGGAGAATAAGAGCGACGAGGTTAAGATTATCTTTGACGGTCAGTACCGCATTGAAATTACTCCACCAGAGTTGACCCCTCGCGATACGCTTGAACTTGCAAGCACTGCAATTAACCTTGTGCAGAATCGCATCTGGTCGGCAGAACGCGCAATGGATCGCGTGGGTGTGGAAGATCCTCAGGGCGAGAAGGATATTATCCGCGACGAGCAGACAGATGCTACAATCAACCCTGCTGCAGTTGCAACAATGGCTCAGGTCATTGCTCAGTTCCAGCAGATGGGTGTCACGCCTCCACAGGGAGTTCAGCAACAGGGTCAGGCTGGCATGGAGTCAGCAATGAACGCTATGCGAACGCAGAACCCGTCGCAGCAACTAATTGAGGGGCAAAACGATGAAGACCTAAATGCTCAAGGTATGGCTGAGGCTCAGCCATCCAATGCTGCTGGGTTTGCAGAAAGCCCAGAGCAGTTGGCTCTGATGGAGCAGCAGGCGCAGCAAGTGCCTATGGGAGGCTTGAATGGCTGAAATCTACGGATCCTTTGGTCGCGTAATTACTGGTAATACTCTTGGCAGTAGCGTTGCTTCGCTTGCTCGTCAGATTCTTAGCGACAAGATTAGCCGAATTTTTAATGCGTACCGAGACGAGGTTCAGTATGAAGGCTCTCTTCTTGATGCTAGCGCCGCTATATCTAAACTTACAGAGATGCTTGGTCTTGTGCAGACAGGTAGCGAGGCTGAAAAGGACATCAAAGAATACATTGATGCGATCCGACAAGAGGACCGAAAGCGCCGCGCGAACAAGGCAATCAATAAAGTTGATCTTGCTGGTGCAGAAAACAAAGACTACCCAGAACTAATCAAGGCAATCAAGGGGATCCTTGCAGACCCAACAATTACAGAGACTGAAAAGGAAGCGTACAAGGCTGCCCTTGCAAATCAGACTCGTAACTACATTAACAACGTTATGCGACAGTTTAATGACGGCGGTAGCGTAACGGTTGACGGCAAGACCGTTGACTTCGGTATGTCTGCGAATCATTCCCAATTGACGAGCATTATTGGAGGACTGATGACAGACAATCCAGATATGCGTATGGAGATCGGAAAGGCGTTTGATCAGTCGCGAGCAATGGTTATGCTCAAGGCAGCAGAGTTTGCCTTTGCCGAAAACAAAGACATTAGCAACAACGGTCGTGCGGCTGCCTATGAAAAGTTGAAGAAGTCTACGCAGGAGGCATATGACCTGCTTGCGAAGTCTGAGTTTGACCTTGCAAATAGTGGAGTTGCCCTTGACCTATTGAAGGACATTACAAAGTACTCGGAAAACATTCAGGACTATAAAGATGCTGCTGCTAGCGAGTATGCACGAGACTACGTGAACAAGGGAAACGCCAAGGCTACGTCGTACTTTGATGCCGTAGATAAGTTTGCTACTCAGGTTCTCGGTAACGCAAAGGATGCAATTACTGGAGGAACATCACTAGCCAACCTCGTACTCTCTGGAGACATTGATGCCGTATACCGATATCTAGACGCAGTTGCCGCAAACAACAAGGGAAATACTGGATTTACTATTGATGGTAAGTCGTACTCAATTTCTCGCGATGCGTTCTTTGACGGTATCCGAACCACTCGCAAGATCTTTAATGCCCTTGACGACTTCTCAAGCGGAAACAAGAATGTGCACCCAGATGACCAGACGTATTTCTCTGAGGCTGCTGGGCGGTACAACGTGTTTATCCAAGGTAAGGAAATCTTTACTATTGAAGATAAGTACGACGCTGCACGGGATACAATGATCAAAAACATCCGATCCTCTGGTGGCGACATCTATAAAATCCGAGAAGCATACATTAAGTTTGGTCAGGTCCTTAGCGGTCTTGCTTCAACCTATGGTCCGAACTCGCTTGTCTATGATGAACTAATGACTGAATCAAGGTTGTACGTTAGCGGAGACGTTGGCAAGGGAGATCAGTTGACCTACGGAGTTGTTAGCGGTAACTTTGACCTAGGCACGGAGAAGTATGAAGACTATCTTGCCGAGCCACTTAGCGCTCACGACATTGCCGCAAACACACGAAGAGACCTCCTTGAAACGTTTGTTGACTTTGACGGTGACAAAATTACAATCCCAAGGAACTTGGGTCCAGACTCTGTTCTATCGTATGAGGGCGTAAAGTTTGCACGACCTTCTTGGGCTGCGGACGGAATTAAGGTCAAGGGTCTTACTGGTCCAAATGAAGTCCATCAGATTATTCCGATCCAAGATAGCCTTGGCAAGGAGAAGGGTTGGATCTCATTTGTTAATGGTAAGTTCATTGGTGGAACGCGATCAAATGGTAAGTACACCTTTTACAACTCATCAGATATTACAAGAAACCTTGCGTCGCTTGGTATTACCAGTCCTTCGGACATGGAACTTCTCTTTACCGATTCAGGCATGGTATCCAACGTTAACATTGCAATTCTTGGATCAAAGCGAGAGTTGACCCTTGACCAAATGGAAGTCCGAAATGGAACATGGGAAGACAGGGTTACTGGTGTTCAGGGAGAAAACGCTGGTATTACTCCAAACAAGGATGAGTTTGATACGTACATTAAGGATCTTATTGACAAGAAGCAAATTAAACTTCTTCCTCCTGCACCTTCGTATGCTCAGCAGAAGACTGAAGATCGCATCCTTATTAAGGACGATCAGGGCAACTGGGTTGCCGCAACCGCGCTCCTTGACGATAGCGTTGTTGAGCAGATCATGGATCGCTTGCCAATGATTACCACACCTCCAGGAACAGACGGTGACTTTGGTGGAACGACCCGAATCCCAGGTCTTGGCGGGTTTGGAATGGGTAAGGGCGGGACAGGCACAAAGCCTGCCCTCACTCCAGAGCAGCAAGAGGCGGAGTACATGCGACGCGGGCAAATGCCAAGTGGCGGAACTAGGAGCACAACTCTGCCAACTCCCCCTAGGGTTGATCCAAACAGGGATCTTGGATATGGTGAGCAGGTTCCGATTACTCCGCCAGGCGGTCCATCTACTGGAACTTCTCCAGTGACGGGAACAACTCCAGTAACTGGTCCTTCGCCTATCACTCGCACTGGTCCAATTAAGACAACGACTGCAATCAAGCCTATTGCTAGCCTGACAAGTCAGGCAATGGTTGACTTTAGGGCTGGAGAGCGACAGTCACTTACTAGCACTAAGTCTACCGCCGTAGGTGGATTCTTTAGGAACTCGCCATTTAAGATTGCTCTGTAATGGTTGATTGGATTGGAGTACCGCCAGAAGACGAGCCGTATAAGCCGTTCTCTGATGGAGGTAGCAATGATTCTTCGGGTTCTCAGTCTACTTACCAAAAGCGTCGTATCGGCGTTGACATCGTTGGTGGAGCGCCTGCTTCTCAGGAACCAGTTGACGATGTATTTGATATTCCTCGCGCTGGGATGGAGTTTGTTGGTGGCGCTGCTGGCGGTCTATTCTATGGAATTGATACTCTTAACCGACTAGCCCACGAAGAAGTCGCAAAGTTGCGCATTAAGAATGCGATGGCGTTTGGCGATCCAAAGATGGCACAGAAGTATCTTGACATGGTTGGCAAGTACGACATGTCTGTTGACGAAGTTGCGTCGGAGATGTATAGGGATGGAGTTGCTGTAACTGGTGGCGTTCCTCACGATCTTATGCTTTCCATCTTTGCAGACCCACTCAATGTAGTCGCTCCCATGGTCGGCGGAACCTACCAGAGGGCAAAGAAATCCGCTGGATTCCTAGACGAGATGGGTGACGAGACAAAGCGCGACATCATGGGTCGGGTTAAGGCTCGCACCCCAATGACACCAGACGATGAGAAGTTTATGAGCAGCCGAATGAATCAGGCTCTTGGTCGTGCATATAGCAGGGTCAGCAGGGGAAGCGGTGGCTTTGTCAAGGCTCTTGGTCAACTTGTGCTTGGTCGTGCATCTTCTGCAATCATTACTGCTCTTGGCGTAAACACCATGCGGAAGGTTGCTCAGTATGCCGACAATGCTGGAGTTGCCGATCTGTTTGACGATTCTGTTTCTATTGCGGCTGCCCACGTTAGCCGAGGCGCAGCGGCAAACCATGTTGTCAACAACTCTGTAATCCGAAACACCTCAGCCGTAGAGGGAAGGATTCAAGCGGTTGAGCGTGCTACGTCGCTATCCGATGATGCCGCCCGTGCAGAGTTTAAGAACGCAACAAATCTTGACGAGCGATCCTCCATCCTTACGGACGAAGAGATTAACTCACAGTTTGACGAACTCTTTAACATCAAGCAGGAGCGCATGCGCGCAGGCAAGGGTTCAGACTGGGCAGAGCGAGTCCGCCGTGGTCTTGTTGATACTGCAGTAGAGGGCGACCTTGGCGAGCAGATTGGCAAAGGCGGCGTTCTTAATGTCCTAGATGAGGCTATCGTAAGCAGCAGGCAGTCTGTTGACCGAGAGGTCGCGCTTGTATTTACCCGTGAATCTGCCGACGCGCTCCTCATTGCAGCAAAGGGACCTGCTGCGGCGAAGGAGCACTTCATCTCCAAGATGGAGTTTATGCTGTCGCGCGACGAGGCTGCCAACCTATTTGACGAACTAGTGATGGACGCTTCTAAAGTATCCGATCAGAGCAAGGCACTGGTTCAGGCGGTGAATACTGCAAACTTCCTACACCTTGGCTACGCTGCGCGAACGCTTGCTGGAAATATGCGAGAACTTAAAGCGCTGTCTGAAACTCCATCGTTCCTCAAGAATATTGACCAGAAGATCCGCCCACTCATCAGGACGCAGATGGGACGCATGAGTATTGTCAGCGCCCGAACAATGACAAAGCAGGATCGCAAGCAGATCCTTGCGCGACTTGAATCTGCAGAAACGTTTGAGCAAAAGCAGGAGATCGTTCGCGAGGCTATTGAGAACTTTGACAATGCAGCGGCTGAGTTCCAAGCCCTTGGCGACGCGTCCAAGACCGTCATCAATGAGGACACGGTTGCCGTCTTCGCAAAAAAGATTGACCAACTTACTGATCTTCCAGATGAGATTCCAGTGTCGTTTACCAATGCGCTTGCTGACGTTCCTGCCTACACAAACTTCTTGTCCGACGCTGCACGGCTTGGCTATAAGATCATCCTTGAGCCAGAGGGAGTAGTGACAAAGCCTAAGATTGACATTACAGAGTTCGGGTCTCGTGCTGCCGTACGCCCAAAGTCCTCGCTGTGGGTTCCGATTACTGATGACGGGATGGACGTTGTGTTTGGCAACCGTACAAAACTTGGAAAGTTTGTTGACTACAACTTCGGGGACCGCTCAACAATTAAGATTATGCAGAACACGCTAGACCGAATGTATGAGTACGCAGCAACACGACTGAAGAGTCCTATGTCACGTGCGGTAATCCGTGACCTCCATAGGGAGTTGATGGACGAAGCGTTCAAGACACGAGGGTCTTTGCGCACAGTCAGCATGGCGCTGTCTGGCGAAGGCGATGGATCTATTGTCAATGTTATGCAGCGGCTTGAAGACAGGATTGCTCAGCAGGGACCACAGGCACTACAAGAGTTTAGGGCAATGGTTAAGAATGGGGACTTTGAGGACATGATCTTCTACGCCGCAAAGGGTGACGTTGCCGTAACTGGTGTTGCGTCGCAGATCAGCGGTGGCTTTAAGATTGCTCTTCGCAAGTCGCCCGTGCTTCGTGGTGCTGTCGGAAAGTACATTGTAGAGTGGGCAGACAAGTGGTACCCAATGTTCAAGTTTACAAAAAACCCAATCTTCCAACTTGCAGAAATTGTAGAGTCTAAGTTCTTCAATGGTCTGCGCGGGATTATGCCAGAGTGGAAGATCCCATTTACTGGTCGTCGTTTCGGAACAAAGCGGTACTACGATGTCATGGACCCTATGACCAATAAGATGCAGCGACTTGACTCCGTAAAGATTATTCAAGACTTGGCTGCCGCCGAACGACCAGAGTTGCAGTTCGCTCAGGACATGGCTGCCCTCAACGCATACTTTGGGTACAGCACAACGCAGGCACTGCTTACCGTAGGCGAGGCGGGATCAGAGTTTGTTAAGAACATGGAGAAGTCACGATCATGGTGGGCTGGTCTTGTAGAGGGTGCGGCAACTAGCAAGGCAACTGACTTCTGGCGTATGACCGCAGATCAGAACCTATCGGCTATGGCTGAGTCGCTCCCTCGCATGATGCAGAAGTCTGCACCAGCGCAATGGGACGTATGGCTGCAGTCCGCTGGCGGCGACCCGCGCGGCGCTGCCCTCCTTTTCCTGCATCAGGCACACTCGCTTCGCACGAGCCGATCTGCAGCGCGAGCGTTCATGAACCGACACAAGCCGCTTGGTCTTGGGTTTGGTCGCCAGTTTGATGACGACCCCATTAAGAACCTGAACACGGCGCTACGAGATGCGAACCGACAAGTGCGGGCAACAAGCCATAGCGCAGCAGCAAGGACGCTGGCAGACAACCTTGCTGACGTTCACGCTGGTGCTGCCGCTGTCGGGTATAACCAAGAGGCGCTAGATGGAATTACTAAGGCTATTGCCATCCTACGAAAGACAAGTCCGAATCCGCGCTCTGCAGCCAAGTCGTATCAGAATGCGCTCAACGAGTTGGGCGTTGCTAGCGGCAAGATGGAGATTGAGTTTACCGCAGCAGTCAAGCGCAAGCAACTTGTGCGCGACTCCCTGATCTCTACTGGCATCCCTCGCCCAATGGCAACAGAGATGGCGGCGCTATACGTCGTAGCCCAGCGACGTGGCGAAATGATCCCAGAGGTCGCAATGCAAGTTGAGCGAGCACTCGCTGGCAAGGTAGTCATGTCTGCCGAAGATGTTAACAAGTTGTCCAACCACCTACAGGCTATCCGTGAGGCACGCACTGGGGAAGAGACCGTATGGAATACAATCATGGACGGCATTGACGCGCAGATCCGACACGAGTCAATCCCTGTGCATTTCTACAACACGAACCGATCATTCTTTGAACGCACGTTTAACCACGTGTTCTTCTCGCTGTATCCTACGTCGTACATGTTTGGCAAAGTACTGCCAGAGTACATGCGACTACTGTACGCCACGCGAACCAAGTCCCTTGCGGGGCTAGTCCTTGAACCGTACGAGCGAGTTCTGCGCCTTGCGTCTGGCGGCAAATTTAGCCTGAAGGCGTGGAGCGACTTTGCTCCCCTTGTTGGGTTCTCTGCTGCATACAAGATCCGACAGGCAATGCTTCGCGAGATGTCAGAAGGCGACCCTACAGAGTACGACCCACTGATGTTCTTCCTTACGCAAACGCTTATCCCTGGACTTCCAACCGACATCACTGTCGGTGTCAACGTTGCACCGCTTGCAGCAGTTGAGCAGTTTGGGACTACATTAGAAGAAACAGGAAGTGTCCCACAGGCACTTCTTGAAGGAGCAACCAAGGGTGTCGGAACGGCAGCCCTTGCGATGAAGAGAGTTGGCTTGCCACAGGCGGCTACCGTTGTGGGTAGCATTGCAAATACGCTTGCCAACCCTGAAGATCAAGACCTGTCTCCAGTAGAAAACATTCAAATGTTTATTGAGACAAGGATTGATGATATAGGAAAGTTCCTACGTAATGAGTAGGATGGTACAATAGGAGGAAGCAATGGCTGAAACCGAAGTCGTGAACACGCAACCGCAGGAGTCGCCTGCACCTGAGGCTGTAGAGCCACAGGTAGCGACCACTCCAGCAGAAGATGATGTCACCACTTGGAAGAAGCGGCTGGCTGGGAAAGATCAGGCGCTAACATCTGCGAAGGCAGAACTTGAGTCTATCCGCAAGGAGGCTGAAGATCTAAAACGCTGGAAGGCTGAGAATGAGAATGCGAACTTGTCCGAGTTCCAAAAGTCTCAGAATCGTCTTGTTGCGCTTGAGGCAGAACTTAACGAGGCACGGGAGGCTGCTAAAAACGAGCGGCTGAAGAGTGCCTACCCGAACTACGCTCAGTTCTTGGCTGACACTGCAGGTCTTTCGGATGAAGCGCGAGCCGCTTCGTTTGAGAAGTACATGGCAGATCTCAGAAAGGAACAGGCTAAGGAAGGGACGGACACATTTGTTGAACCGAATAATCCTAGGAAGTCTAGCGGTGATGGAGGCGGGAAGCGTTCCCAGTCTGACATTATTGCGGATATGGAAAAACTCGGCAATCCGTTCATCTAGTTAGTCTAAGGAGAATATCATGGCTATTACTAGTACGTCAACGACGGGGTTTTCTGCTCTAGTTCAGGAACTCGTCCTCGCTAAGGCGCAGGAAGAACTGCGCGGGCGACTCGTGCACGTGATGCCAGGTCACTACGTTCCTGGGCGTTTTGTGAAGGGTACTAACACCATTCGCTTCGCTCGCTACGCAGACCTCGGCGCGGACACGACTCCGCTCAATGAAGGTGAATCACCTGTTGATCAGGCGCTCAGCATCGGCTCGGATTACTTTACTGCTACGCAGTACGGTAAGACGATTGCCGTGACTGACCTTGCTCAGTTGGACTCACCTCACGACCTCATCTCAATCGCCTCGGAGCGCATTGCGCGACAGGCTGCTGAGACGATGGATCTTGTTGTTAAGGATGTTCTTGCCGCAGGCACGAACGTCAAGTACGCAGGCGATGCAACTTCCCGCGCAACTGTTGCGCAGGGCGATGTCATCACGGGCGCTCTCGTGAAGAAGATGGCGGCAAGCCTCAAGGCTGCCAACGTCCCAACCTTTGCGGACGGCTTCTACCGCTGCGTTATCCACCCGTTCCAGGAGTACG